TAGATAGAGTAGCTGCTGCGTTTGTAGCACTAGAGGAGCTTCCTGAGTGGTATCAATACTTGTTGTTTATTGCTATAAGTTCTAGCTTTGGAATTCGTGGAGTTAGTAAAATAATGGATATGAGGAAATAAGATGTCAAGAGGCAGCATTTATCAATATGGCAACGCTGGGTTTACTGTAAGCCCTCAAGGGCAATATAATCCTTCGCCTGTTAGCGGTCAAGGCAATACACAAGTTTCTTATGCACCCTCTACTGCTCAAAACTATAGCACATCAGGGTACGGACAGTATAATGCTATTGGAGGAACCCCTACACAGACTGCTGGTGGCATGTTGTCTGCCGGTACTAACTACACTGGTTATCAAGGCGCAGGAAGTGCTGCTACTGCACCCCCGCCAGCAGAAATAAACAACTTAGTTACACCAGAAGAAAGAGTCTCGTTAGACTCTGAATGGAGTGTAGACCCTTTTGAGTTTGACGCTAGTTCTGGAGTAGACTACGAAACAGCCTTCCAAGACTGGGAGTTAAATAAAGATTATAATGAGGGCGCGCTTAGGTTAGAACGGGGTACGCAATCAATAGGCGGCACTCCAGAAACAATAGCACAAAGAGTATTAGCAACAGCTAAATGGGATAAAACCCCTGAACAACAATATGACCTTGCTAAAGACATGTCAGCCTACTTCGGTGGTAAGCAGAGTAAGAACTTAAATTCTCAACTCTTGTCTGCTGGTTATACAGCGGAAGAATTAAATGAACTAGGTGTTGGGTCTTACGTTAATCCTGATAACTTTGTTAATGAAGAAGGTTCTTTTGATTACAACGCGTGGTACACAGAACATAAGAATGCAGCACTTAATCAAACTGATAATTACTTTGACTTATACGATGATAAAGTATTAGAAACTAAAGCCAATGTAGCAGACAATCTTAATACCTTACGCTCAACCGACTATGATGAGTTTGTTTCTCAATATTCTAATTCTTCTGTTTCAGATAAAAACAGTTACTTGTACAGCCAGTTTAAGGCTGGAGAAATTAGTAATGACGAGTATAAACAAAATGTCATAAGCAACCTAGCAGAAGAAGGTAAAAAAGTAATAGCGGTTGAAGATAAGTATTATTACTATGAACCTAAAGAAGGCAGTGCTGACACTAGTTACAAAATAGACGGCAGTGAGCAGTACTTTGAAGTAAATTTTACTCCAGAAAAGTTTTCTTCTGATTCCGTTGCTCGCCTTGAAAGCCCAGGCCAAGGAATGTTTGGCTTAAAGAGTGACAACACGGCTGACAAAATTATTACAGGCGTTGACGACTTAGGGCAGTTACTTTACAACACGTCTTCTACAGGTTCTGAGCTTACAGGAGAAGCTAAAAAGAAACATCAAGAAGCAAGTTTTTTAGCTCACGGTATTGGCTCAAGAGGTAAAGCGGTTAATCCTTTTAAAGATAAACTAAGAAATGAGTTTTTGACCGTTGCCCGCGTAGGTGCTGCTATTGCAACAGGAGGCACTTCAGAAGTTTATCTAACACTAGGTAAAGCAGCAGCAGGTGAAACTCTTACATCAACCGATTACCTTACGTTAGCGATGCCAGCATTAGAAACTGCGGGTATCTTAGTGCCTCCTACACAGGGAGTTCAGGGGAGTGGACAAGGGGTTTTAGGTCTTAGCTATAACGCATCAGAAGCCTTGATAACAGGAGCAATTACCGGAGACCCTGTAGAAGCGATTACTACTGCTTTTGGCCCTACGGTTGTTAAAAAGGCCATAGATAAGCTCGGTGTTGGAGACGCCGTAAACACTTTTGCAAGTAATAATAATATAAACGTTGACGACTTGAATGCGGGGCTTAATAAGACTGTAAAATCTCTTGTTCAAGGCGATGATATAGAAGACGCTGTGCTAAAAGGTGTAGGTAAATACATAAGGGAAGGAGGAACTATTCTTCCCGATGCTGTTGAGGATGCTTTGAAAACAGCAGGTAAGCAAGTAGCTGCTTTAGTAGAACCAGTTACAGACGTTTTATCTGAAATTAACAAGAACTTCATTAAACCAGTTACTTCAGAAGTAGGGGATGTTCTCTCAGCCGTAGATACCGAAGCTAGAGGCTTGTTGTCAGCAGTAGACGATAAAGTGCTACAGCCTCTTACGCGTCCTGTTGGAGATGTTCTATCAACGGCAGACACAGCAGCTAGACAAGGTTTATCAGCTTTTGACGATGCAGTACTTAACCCTGTTGGAGACGTAGTTGAGGACGTAGGTCAAGCGGTAGGGGACGTAGCTGAGGACGCAGGTCAAGCAGTAGGAGACGCGCTGTCAGCAGCTGAAACAGCAGTTAGACAGGTTATTGGAGATATAGACTTACCAGATATAGATATAGACTTACCAGACTTAGACTTACCAGACTTAGACTTACCAGACTTAGACTTACCTGATATAGACTTACCTGATATAGACTTAAACATACCACAGGTAACTAGTGCTCCGTCTCCTACTCGTACTACAGGTGGTTTATTTGACGTAGCTCAGTTTGAACACGATGAGGGCATTAGTTTAGTAGGTAACCTGCTTACAGGTCTTACAGAACAAGACGCTAAGAAGTTAAGTAAAAAACAATTCCAACAACCCAAAGAAGAAATGGTAGACTTACTGTCAAACCCCTTTTCTAGTTCTTTTAACTAAAGGTATATAATTTAATGACATACTTAGAAGCTGTAAACAGAGTTCTTATACGCTTGAGAGAAGAAGAGGTAACTACGGTCAACCAAAACTCCTACTCTAAGCTTATAGGAACTTTTGTAAATGACGCTAAACGTATGGTGGAGGATGCTTGGGATTGGTCTTCGTTAAGAACCACTATTACAGTCACTACACAAGCTGACGTTTTTTCTTACAACTTAATTGGAGCTAACTCTTCTTTTAAAACCTTGAACGTGTTGAATGACACTAAAAACTGTTTTATGGAGCATATTCCTGCTTTTGAAATGAGTAACCAATACCTTATTCAGCCTGTTGTAGAAGGGTCTCCTACTCAGTACACTTGGAACGGCTTTACTGCCGAAGGCAACGCTATTGTAGATGTCTACCCTAAGCCTAACTCTGTAGAGTACTTACGCTTTAACCTTGTTCAACGTAGAGATGAATACACTAACGATTCTGATGTGTTCTACGTACCTACTCAGGCTGTTATTCAGCTTGCACAGGGCTTTGCAATGGAAGAGAGAGGAGAGACAGGCGGCCAGACAAGCGGCGCTATGATACAGTTGGGACGTTCTACGTTGGCTGACGCTATCGCCTTTGATGTTGCAAGGTTTCCTACTGAGTTAATCTGGAGGGATGTGTAATGGCTCAACAGCTACAGAATCTTGCAATCTCTGCTCCTGCTTTTGCAGGTCTTAATACACAAGACTCTCCTGTTGGGCTAAACGCTGCCTTTGCTGATATTGCAGAGAACTGTGTAATTGACCAGAGAGGCCGTATTGGGGCTAGGAAAGGCTGGAGCACTATAACTACTAACGGTTTAGCGGTGTTAGGTACAAGCTCAGGCATTGAACACATCCAAGAGTTTATTGCCTATGACGGAACAAAAACTGTCTTCTCAATGGGAGACTGTAAGGTTTTTACAGGTACTACTGTTCTTACTCAGATACCTTTCCCTTCTGGCTACTCCTGTACCGCTAACAACTGGAAGACTGCTTCCTTTCAGAACAACGTCTACTTCTTTCAAGCTGAACATGCCCCCTTAAAGTACGTAGCTGGCGCGTCTGCGTTAGTATTGGTTCCTGACTCTGGCAGCGCTAATCCCCCACAAGGAGACGAACTGCTGGCTGGCTTTGGTCGTCTGTGGGTTACATCTGTTGCAAACGAAGACTACAAGATTTATGGTAGTGCTTTGCTTGACGGAGACACTTGGGCGGGTGCTGGTAACTCTTGGTTGACTTTAGATTTAACTAACGTCTGGCCTCAAGGGTATGACTCTGTAGTTGCACTCGCTGAACACAACGGATACTTAGTTGTCTTCGGTAAGCGTTCTATTATTTTATATCAAGACGCTGTTGGAGCGCAGGGCGGTACTTTATCTTCTACTACTGCTGACACAATTAGACTATACGACACCATTGAGGGTGTTGGCTGTATTGCTAGAGATTCTGTACAGTCAACTGGTAACGACCTTCTTTTCTTATCTAATCGCGGTGTTATGTCTCTTGGTCGTCTTATTCAAGAGAAGGCTATCCCTCTTAATGACATTAGTAAGAATGTACGTACAGACCTTATGGAACTTGTTGACAACGAATTTGCTTCAGGTAACGGACATACGATTAGGAGTGCCTACAGTGCTAGACACGCGTTCTACATCTTAACACTTCCAGAGTCAGACGTTGTGTATTGTTTTGATGTAAGGAGACCTTTAGAAGATGGTTCTTTTAGAGCTACTACTTGGAGAGGCTTAACACCTCTAGCTATAACAGTGTTTGCTAATGATGACTTGATATTCGGTCTAGGTAAGATTGGAACGACACAACCAGCTCTAGTAAAGTACGACACATACAGTGACGGCGCTGAGCCTTATGAGATGAAGTACTTTAGCCACCCTCAGAACTTTGGTAATCCTACTAACTTAAAGTTTCTAAAAAAGATGAATGTTAGTGTTATCGGTGGAGGAGGTACTACCTGTGTTTTTAACTGGGGTTACGACTACTCTAATAACTTTACTAAACAAGCTGTTACTTTTGGTACAGCCACTGACGCAGAGTTTAACGAAGCAGAGTACAACACCACAGCAGAGTACACAGGGGGTGTTCTTGTTAACGAACCCTCACTTAATACTTCAGGTTCTGGTGTAGAAATAACTGTAGGTCTAGAAACCACAATCATCGGTAATGCTTTTTCTATTCAAAAAATTGACATACACGCTCTATCAGGGAGATTTATCTAAATGGCTACATACAATGTAACGACTAACTTTGGCGCTAAAGACGACTTAGCGTCAGGAAACGCCGCTAAGAAGATTAAAGGCTCGGAGTTCACTACTGAGTTCACTAACATCTCTACAGCCGTTAACAGTAAGGCAGACACAACGACTGTTAATGCTGTAACAACAACAGCCAACGCTGCGTTACCTAAGTCTGGTGGGGCAATGACGGGTGCAATAACTACTAACAGCACCTTTGACGGTGTTGATATAGCTACAAGAGATGGTGTGTTGACTACCACTACTACCACTGCTGACGCAGCTTTGCCAAAAGCTGGTGGAACCATGTCGGGTGCAATAGCGATGGGAACCTCCAAAATTACTGGAGCAGGAGACCCAACTGATGCTCAGGACGTAGCTACAAAAGCTTACGTTGACGCTAACGCCAATATTGGGGACGTAACTCTTTCTGGCAACAACGTTTTTACAGGCAACAATACTTTTTCAACAGGAATTGCTATAACAGGTGCCGCAGACATTACAACCGCAAGTGCTGCCAGTGCTACAGCCAGTACTTTTAAAAATGGTACTCTTACAGCCGGTAAGATAAACACACACTTTACTAACACAGATAGTTATCTTAGTATAGGCAATAAAGGCGCTGGGTTACAGTTTATTGACTTCCAAGCCAGTAGATTTATAGTTCCATACAACGTAGACACCAACGCAAACTCAGATAACTTGATTGACTTAGGTAACGCTAGTGCTAGGTTTGATGACATCTACGCCACTAACGCTACTATTCAAACTTCAGACAGGAATGAGAAGCAAGACATAGAAGAACTAACTGACGCAGAGACTCGTGTAGCTGTAGCTTGTAAAGGCTTGTTACGTAAGTTCCGTTGGAAGTCTTCTGTAGAAGAGAAGGGTGATGCTGCTCGAACACACTTCGGTATTATAGCTCAAGACTTACAGGCTGCATTTGAAGCTGAAGGTCTTGACGCAGGGAACTACGCTATGTTTATCAGCACTACGTGGACAAATGAAGACGGTGAAGAACAAACTAGACTAGGGGTTCGTTACTCTGAACTGCTTGCATTTATTATTGGGGGAATCTAAGAATGCCTACTACACAAGAACTAATTAACATGGGAAGTGGCCTGTTGAATACAGCGGGTACTTACCTAAACACAAAAGATGCCATTACCAGCGCTAGAGAAGCAGGGAAACAGGCAGTAACAGGTGCTGAAACAATAGCTACTGACGCTATTGCAGGCACAGCGTTTGTACCTTACACAGTAACCAGTAACTTAGCTACGTCCACTGCTGGCCCATCTGGAGGTGTTACACAGACACTAAGCGAAGATGAGCTACGCCGTCAGAACGCCTATTTAGGCTCAGCAGAGACTTTGTTTGGTGAGGTAGGTGGTGACACTAACGCACAGACGCAAGCCCTCTACGACCAACTGAGGGCCATTCAAGCCCCTGCTGAGATGCGTAGGCAGCAAGCGACCCAAGAGCAGATGTTTGGTAGGGGTACTGGAGGCATGACTTCAGGTATCTACGGTGGCTCTGGTATGCAGTTTGCTGACGCACAGGCACGTATGGAGCAGGAAGGTCGTGACATGCTTATGGCTAGAGGGATAGTAGGCGATGAACAAAACCGTAGACTCCTACAGGCTCAGGGCTTAATGGATGCTGGTTATAACCCTTCAAACCAAGCTTCTGACATGTTCTCAACGGGTTATCAACCTGCTACATTGGCTGCTCAAGGTGCTATTACAGGTCAAGAGCTTAGTGCTGACGCTAAGTCTAAGGCATTGACTCAGATGATTAACGCTGAAGTTATTGCTGGTAACCTGAGCAGCAAACAGGCTCAAGACTTGCTAACCACTGTTACAGGCAGTGCAGATGCTAGTGGTAACTATACTGGTGGATTGCTAGGTAGTGCAGCTGATTGGTTACTTGGTAAGGCTAGCAATGCCCTTAGTGGTAGCGGTGATACTCTTTTAGACCCTACAGATTATAAGTATAACGAACAGTATAAAGACGTTCCGGGTTGGCAAGAGGTAGCTACTGGTATTGATTTAAGTAATTATAACGTATTAGATGACGCTAACTATTCGTAAACAGGAGAACAAACAATGGCACAAGTACAAGATTTAAGTGGTTTATTAACAGGTATCTCCTCTCAAGCGCCTATTGACCCACGAGTGGGCCTTACTCCTATGCAGCAGTTACAGGCTCGTGGGATGGCATCTAGTGAAGCTACACGTAAAGCAGCAGGAGGCTTAATGTCTTCTATTGCTGGTAGGGAAGTGAACGTCCAGACTTCTCCTGAGAGAGCACAGTCTGAGCTTGCTGGTTTAGACATTAACGACCCTAAAGACCAACCCCGTATCCTTGAGATATACACACGCCTTGACCCTAATAAGGCTGCTCAGTTAAAGGCTGCTTTTGCTCAACAGGGTAGAGACCGTTTAGCCAGTACCGCTCAAGCAGACTTGGAGCAAAAAAGATATGATGACCAGCAAGCTTTGGAGAACAGAAAAGTAACAGCTACTGAGTCGCAAGCGGCTACTGCTGCTACGAATGCTGCTATTGCTGCTGCGAACGCTGCTAAGCCTAAAGTATACCCGCCTAAAATTCTGCACAATACCAAAGATAATACTTTTTCTGTTGTTTCAACAGACCCTGCGAATTTAGGGGAAGTAATAAACACAGGGTCTACACAAACCGAAGCTCAAATTCTAGCTGATGAAAACAAAAAGACACAGGAAAAAGAAAACAACATTAGAAGCCTTGTAACTAAACGTAACATTCTTGGCGGCCAAGCAGACTTGGTACGTTTAGCTCTTGAAGAAGCAGAAGCAGAAGCAAGGATGCCTTTAGCTGCTAATTTACAGCTACAAGCAACCAGCCCTATGTACGGTGCCGCTATAAGTGGCAATACGTATAAGGAACTTGCTGCTGCAATCAAGGGTGTTAATTCACAACAAGCTTTAAACACAGTAGCTGAAATGAAGGCACAAAGTAGTACAGGCGCTACCGGATTAGGAGCAACAAACGCAATGGAGTTCCAAGCTCTTGAAAGCAACATTAGGTCTTTAGACGCTTTAGTTCCTTCTCAGATTGAATCGGCGCTACAAGCAATAGAAAGAAACTTAGACAACATTATACGAGTAAACCAAGGCAAGGAACCCAATATTGATTGGACAAGACCTGAGTACGCTCACATGATTTACGATGACGGAGACGGCGGTAATACTTATAGCTATGACGGTATTACCTTTTATGAACTACCTTTAATGCCCTTGGAGTAATTTAATGTCTAAAATTACTGATGAGTCAAAACTAGAATTTTTACGTTCCCAGTGGAACAATAAACCCCTAACTAAAGCTCCCGTAAGCCCTGCTCATAAAAAGGTAACAGACCCTATAAAGCTTTCTACCCTAAGAGAAGACCCAACAGCAGAGGAGAACTGGTTAGAAGACCCCATGATGGCAAGCCGTGCTTTATTAGATGGTGTTTTTTGGGGTTGGTCAGACGAGGTAGGTGCTAGTATTTCGGCAGCAATGTATCAAACTTTTCTTCAACCAGAAGAAAGCGAGGTACAGCTACCACAGGCACTGTTAGACCGAGAAGTTCAACCAGAAGGTTTAGACCTACCAACATCTCAACCGTCTTCTTACAATAATGTTAGGCGCGAGATGATGACTAATCTTGAAGAAGAACGTCAAGCGTGGGCAAGCGAAAATCAAGGCTTAAACTTAGGTTTAAATCTCTTAGGGGGTATTGCTACGGGAGGTGCGGTGTATGGAGGCGTTAAAGCGGGTTTAGGTGTAGCAGGGAAGCAACTGACTAAAGTTCCCGGTATTCAACAGGGAACAAGAGCTGTTCAACAGGCTCGCGTACAACGCTCGCTTAATCAAGCAAGCCAAGCGCCTAAAAACGCAACTGCTTTTGAAGCTTCAGTTGCTCGTGATGCAGCAGGTAAAAACTTAAAAAAGTTTGGGCCTTCTCCCAAGCAAGCAGCGGTTGCTGAAGTGCCTGCACTCGCAGCTACAGGTGCGCTTGCTTCCGCAGGCTTTGCAGGCCAAGATGATGACCTTGGTGACGCTATGCTTAAAGGGGCTGCTCTTAGCGTGCTTATAGGCGGCCCTCTTACGGGTGTTGTTAATTATGTGGCCAATGGTGTTACAACAAACAGAATAGCACAACAACTGGGTAAAGGAAGAGACTTTATCCCTATAGGGATGGCAGCTTTAAAAAACTCAGTAGATAAAACAGAAAAGGCACTAGAGTATGGCTACAATAAAATTGTCAGGCACGCTTTTGGCGCTGATAGTTTAATTAAACAGCAGCAAAAAAGATGGACAACCCTAGCAGACCAAGAACTAGCTAATGTGGAAAACACTATTGAATCTAGCATTACCACCGCCAACAGAGCTTTAGCACGAACTAAACAAAATGAAGCTGTAGTTCTTGACAAAGCAGTTGAAGCTGTAAAGACTCAAAAAAACTTAACTAAAGACGAAAGAAAAATAGCATTGAAGGAAGCTGCTGATAACGTAAAACTTAACGCTGTTGCAGATGCAGACGCAGCAACAAACGCAGCGCAGGCAGCTTTAAGAGTACAGGCTCAGAAAAATGCTATACCTGCCGGTACGCCTAAAGCGACTATTGATTATATCTTTTCTCTTCCTAATATGCACGCAAGACAACAGGAGATTAACGCTCTGTGGGCTGACAGTGGTTTTGAAATGCTTAAAAATAAGAAGTTTAGAATAAACCCACAAGAAATCGCGGTTAAAGTCAGAACCGCTGTTGGTAGCGAGAGAGAGTTTTTGGCTACTTTGTCTGGAAATAAACCAGTAAACGCTGCTAATGTAATTGACGAATATTTAACATCTTACGTTACTAAAGGTAACTGGATAGACGGTGTTACTTTAAACAATCTTAGAACAACTGTTGCTCAAATGGCTAACGACTTGGGAACTGAAGGAGCTGACGCGGCCAATAAAATGGTTTTGAAGGAGCTTGTTAAGGTTTTAGACGATGCTGTCATGCCTCAGTTAAGTGATAAGTCGCGGGCAACTTTTCTTGCACAGAAAACAGCTTGGGGTCAAAACGTAGTTGTTAGAGATGCTGTTGTTGGTGCAACAAAGAAAAACGGAATGTTTACACCAGAAGAGTATCTAGGTTCCGTAAAGAAAAACAACAGGTGGTCAGCGGGTGAAGGAACGGGTTACTTACAGCCAGAAGCTAATAAGGTGATACAACAAATAGCGGCAAGCGATAAGGCCGTTAAAGATTTAGCAGCAAGACAGACGCGCACTCAGGCAGTAGAAGGTGTAAGAGAGACCCGTAGGCTTATTACTGAAGCAGAACAAAGGGTAAAAGTTTTAAAGTCTCAATCTAAGTCTCGGGTTTTAAGTGCTGAATCAAAAACTGAAGCACTTAACAAATTAGAAGTTGAGAACATAAGGCTAGACAATTTAAAAGCGACTATTTCTGGCTATTCTACGTTAGCGGCTAAAACAGACGCGTCTCCTTTCTTTAAACTTTTCTCCACTGCTTTGCTGGGCTTAGGTAACCCAGTTCAAGGCTTAGCTGTTGGCTCCATGTTAGGCACACAAAGCGTACAAAGAACTTTAGCAGGACAAGCAGCTTGGCAGAAGGCGCTTAACAAAGGGCTTCAAGTAGCGGATAAGCCTGTGTCAAGAGTTGTGCAAGCAGGAGGGCGAGGAATAGAAGCAGAAAAAACAGCGCAGGAAGGAAGCAGCAGTACTTCGTTGAACCCCTTACAGACAGCCAGTGCAGAAAAACAACTTCAAGCTTACGATAAACTTAAAAAAGCAGGGAAGCTAGAAACCTTAAAAGTAAAAAACCCTAAAGTCTATCAAGCATTAATAAAAGCTAATTCACTCAGGTAATAAAAAAGGGGGTCGCAATGACCCCCAAGTTTACTACACTTTTACGTACCAATAAACACCACTTTACTACACTTTCTACACCTTTGGTTTAACTTTGTGTCTGTTTGGGTAGTATAACACCGTATATTAGAACTCTATTAAACTATTTCACACGCCCCACCAGTACACGCTAACTCCTGAGAGCCTGTAGTGTTATCCTCCTGCTCGAAGTAGATTAGGTCATTCCAATTAACACCTTGTGGCATAGCTGCTAGTAACTCCTCG